CGCTCATTTTTTCTACGTTATCGTCCCGCGCATCCTGCTTCTTTTTCAGCGCGTCAAACGCTGTGTAAAGCTTGTCTGCAAACGCCGGATCGCTGGGATTAAAATACACCGTGCATTTGTCATTCAGGTGGTATTCCTGTACGCCGGTGGTGATTGTCAGTTCCTTCATGTGTTCCCTCCAAAACAGGGGCGGTTGCCCGCCCCTTTATTTAGGCCGCAGTGAACTCAATAGCGCCGCTGCTGCCCTTCTTCACGGTACCCACAGTGCGTGTACCGCCATAGGTGATCTCGCTGGTGATATTTAGGGTGCCGCCGCCCTCGCCGCCAATGCCGGTGATGGCAATAGCGCAAGCGTCATAGCGCTCCGCAAACATCGCCTCGCCGCTGGTGGCGTAGAAGTGGCCGATCATCATGTCCTGATTTGCCAGCGCCTGGGCATCCTGGTCTTTGACGGCCAGGTTCCACATCTTCACCGCCGCAGCGTCGCCCGCGTCCAATGGGATGGGGTCAAAGGTCTGCGTGATGGTGGGCTTCTTCATGGTCGTAAAGGTGTGGCCCAGAATGTCCTGCTTGGTGTCGGTGCTCCAGTCCATTTCCTCGCTGCTGTCCTCGACGCGCTTACCGATGGCGCTCCACACAGGGGCGGATGCGGTGCCGGTGTTCAGGTACGCAATGAGCAGTTCGCGGTCAATGGTCTGGCCCACCGTGGTGTTGAATTCCAAATCTGCCATTATACATTCACCTCGTAATTCAGTTTCATAAGGATTTGGTGATCTTCGTCCCCGTTTTCATACATGGCAAACAGGGAAGATCGCGTGGTTGGCTCCATGCTGATAACGCGCTTGTCATTGCCAATGTCGGGCTTCTGACCATTTGCCCAATCTCCGATAGCGTTCAACAGCTCGTCAGCCTTAAGCCGTTTGTCGTTGCTATTCCCCGGCTTCACTCGGTAGATTACCTTGAACTGATATTCCGCCATATAGCCGCCGGTGATATACTTCCGCACGATGTAAGCCGCCTGGATGGTTGACATCGCCATAGCGGAAGTGTCGGCGGGAAGAAACTCAAAGCGAATAAGGTCGACTGGCAGCTCCGGGTATGTGTTCAGCCACACAAGCAACTTGCGCGATACCTGATCCTCTTCCGCCGCTGACACGGCCTTTTTAATCTTTTCCAAATTTCTTCACCGCCTTATCTGCCACCCGCACCCACTTTTCCATGTTTTGCGCTTTGGAAGCGTCAAACCAATGTGCCTGTGCTTGCGGATGCATTGTTGTGTTAAATACAAGATTTCGGTCCGTGACCACCTTGTGCCCGCCCTTTGGGGCGTATGTGCTGCCGGTCGCCGGGTCTACCATCACCTTACCGTAGTACAGGAACCGGGCGTATGGGCCGGGATAAATGACCTCGTTGCCAACCACCCGCGTTCTCTGCGTCAGAGAGCCTGTAAGCGCAGGCACAAAGGGGATGGTATCTTTCATCACCTGTTGCGCTAAAACGCTTTCAGCGCGGCCACAGGCCCTTGCAAGCTGCCGCTTTACCTCGTCCATGCCGGACACGTCAACAGAGAACTTGAGCGACATCTCATGCCCCTCCGACTTCCCAGTGTCTCATGTCCACGCTGCCAAAATCTTTCTCGTCCACTTTGGTCACGTTGTAGCAGCCGTCCTGTGCCATAGCCACGTCCTCTTTGTCGGTGACAAACTCGCCTTTCACAAAGAACGTCAGCCCGCCGTTACCGTTCACAGACAGCGTCCACAGCCCGGACTTGTCCGCCGCCGCAAGAAACGCCTGCGGGGGCGCGTAGGTCTTGGCTTTACCTGTCGTGCCGTCCACCGCTTTCACGGAAAACGGAATGTACAGGTTTACCGCATCAGCGCTCTCAAGTCCGCTTTCTCTGACGTTTACCGCCTTGCTGGCTTGCAGCATAACGCCGCGCAGGATAGTCACATACAGCTTTGTAGTTTCCTCAAAGGTCGCCGGGTCAGTCTCTTGCACGGCGTTGTAGACCGTTATAGTGTGGGGCGCGTACAACCACAGCACCCCCCTCCCCGATACAAAAGCCCGGTATGTGCCAAATACTCGTTACAGGTCGCCGCCAACAGTTTCTTCGCACCGTCCGTAGCGCTTAGTGCGGATACGGCAGCTTCTCCGCCGCTGGCCAGTGTCCGGGAGTATCCGCCTACCGTTTCGCTTTTCACGTCATCGCCGGTCGCCGCGTTTGTCAGTTTGGTTGCGGCAAGCTGCTGCGCAGCTTCGATCAGCTGATACTTGTCCACAAGTGCACAGCAGCACATTTTTACAGCGTCCATATCAGCGTTATCTTTTGCCCGGTTCTGCGTGTAATAATCGAGGAAGGAGCTGGCCCGGACAGCCAGACGCGGAAAATCTCCCTCGCTCACGGTGCCCAAATAGGTCCCAGAGTAATAGTCGTAATCAGCGTATGTCATACGGGTCAGCTCCTTTCAGATCAAGAAACGGTAACGGTAGCAGTGCCGGTCTTGGTGCCGTCCTGCTTGGACTTGGCCGTGACGGTGATACTGGTCTTAGTCTCAGCGGAGTCGATAGTCAGCAAGCCGTCTTCGCTGATCTTGGACTTCGTGCCATTCTGGCTCCACTCGACCTCGCCGTTGATAATGCCCTCGCCGGTAACGGCAGCAGTAAACGCCTTGCTGTCGCCCTTTGCCATTGTCGCGGTAGCGGGCGAGACGGTAACAGCGGAGATGTCGCCGCCCTTTCCGTACACGGAGAACGGGAACGGGTCAGCCTTGTCCACGTTGTAAGCATTGACGGGATTAGCGATCTCCCAGCCGAGACGCATGACCGCACGGAGAGCGACCATATCGTTCTGCATCAGGTTGTAGGTGATGGCCTTGGTGGTGGGGTCCTGGATAACACCCTCGGTGAAAATCTTGAACGTCATGTCCTGACGGATGGCGTAGACGAGCTGGCTCCAGTCACCGACAATCATCTGCGCCTGCGCGGGATCGAACGCGCCGTTCATGGGGAAATACATATCCATGCCGTCAAGGCCGTAGCGGGTAGCCCCCTGCATATCGGACTTGAAGATAGGCTGGCCGGTGGTGTCCTTCAGACCACGGAGTTTACCGCGCATCTGGATGGCGGACATAACTCCGTTGGGGTTAAAGCCGTCAAGCTCGACCTTGGCGATCAGGCCGCTCTCGCCCATGATGTCGCTGAAAATGTCGGAGCTGATGGGCACACCGTTGCCGGCAGCGACAGCAGCAGGAACAACGCCAGTGCGCCAAGTGCTCGGCTTGTTCGTGCCGAACAGGATAGCCGCGTCGATGACCTTGCCGAAAGCTTCGGTCAGACGAGGCTTGACCTCGCCCCAAATGTCATAGTCCGCATCATCGAGAGCAGCCTCGGGGATGGGGACGATAACCGCGATTTCCTCGGCATACAGCTTCTTCTTGTCCCACGCCATCTTGGTGGTCTGCTTGAAGGCGTCACCGGCGCCGCCGTCAGTCGCTTCGCCGTTGACGAAATACGCGGAGGGAAGCGCGTCGAGCACGTTGATGGTCTGCGTCTTGCTGGACATATTCGCCAGACGACGGCCCATGCGCAGGACAGCGGATTCCGCGATAGCGCCCTGCATGATTTCGCGGGTTACGGGTTCCGGGATAAGGCCGGAAAGTGCGGAACGATCAATACTTGCCATGTTGTAATCTCCTTTTCGTTACTTGAGTGCGCCGCGAATCAGGTTGTTCATCGCGGCATTGGTATCTGTTTTCTTTTCGCCGCCGCCAACAGCGGCAGACCAGTCGATTTTTACGCCGTCTTGAAACGCGGACGGATCGGCGCTTACTTGGGCCTTGTGCCATTCGTCAAACCCATCAAGCGCACCGTCCTTGATTTCAAGGTGCTTTGATTTCAGGTCTGCCAAATATGCCTTTTCCGCAGCCTTAGAGCTGAATTTCACGCCCTTTTCAGCAAGCGTCTTACGGATCACATCTGCGTAGTCATAATCGGCGATCTTGGACTTGTAGCCCTCGATCTCCTTTTTGAGCGCTTCCGTTTCCGCGCTGCCGTTCGCTGCAAACTGCTTGTTCTTCTCCACTTCCGCGTCCAGCTTGCTCTGAACAGTCGAAAGTGCCTTTGTGATTCGCCTGTCGAACTCCGCCTTGTAGGTGGGGTCAGCCAGTATTTCATCAAAAGTCATAATTTCGTCTGCCATTTTTTTATTCTCCTTTTATTTCCACAGCGTCATTCCCCGCTGCGTATTACAAAATAATGTTTATTACAGTCTTTTTTTATTTTTAATTTTGCCTTCCTTGGCTGCATCATATTGAGATTCAGTCCACCCGTATGCTTTGCAAAAAAGGGGTTTCCCTTTTTCCATTGCCTTGTTGTAATCTTCGACTGAATAAGACTTTGAGCTAACGAGTTTAATGCTTTTAGGATCGAGCAGTGGTTCACCATCGCTCCCGACGCCAGAAATTTTGCCCGTTACTTGATATTGATATTTAAATGAATATTTCGGATTTTCCCAAACCGATACGCCATCTTCTTTTTCGCCTGTCATGTGATTTGTGGAAACTCTCATTGTTCCAGCTTTTAGATATTCAATTTCTTTCGGGTTATCGGTTCCTCTGTAAAACATTCCCTCTTTTTGGTATCCGGCCAATCGTAGAGTTTCCGCTTCGATCATTCCTCTCACCTTGTAAAATGAATCATTGTTAAAGTCGTGATCGTTAAGGACGATTCGCCCGTCCGCTAAAATTGCATTTACATTTTCATCGCCAACATACTTTCCGCTAACAAAACCGCATACTCTTGGAGCTTTATAAACTTCAAGCTCTCCGCTTTCGTTTTTGGGAATATCAATTTCTTGTCCCTGCTTTTCGCCGGTCAATGAATATTTGTCCCCTTCTAAAAGCTCATAACTGGTGCCAGACGCTTTTCCCCAAACGCGATGCTTAACTCCGTATTCGTATTCTGCATGTTCCTCTTTTTTATTTTGCTTTTATCTCCAAACTTCCCGCTTTCTCGCATCGCATCCGTCAAACTCTGCCCGTCTCGAATAAAAACGCGCCGCCCGCTTATCGTGCGCCAAACGCCATTTTCATCTGCCATTGTTTTCTCCTCTCAAACTTTATGTATTGACATAAGCATAAATATGTTGTATTATGTGTAATGTAAAGGAGGCGTTTACATGACACTAACAAAAAGGGAATCTTATGTTTTGGGATGGGTTTTTGGCCGGATTTCTGCCGAAAGCCCAAAAAGAGAAATAGGAGGGCCAATTGAATGGGCTGCACAACGGCCTTTTTCCGGGCTTGCGAAAATAATTTTTTCCGCACGCCAGTTTCATTTGCTTACTCCCGAATTGGACGATCAAATCGGGGAGGCTCTTAACGAAATTAACCAGTACCCGGAAGCCACAGAAGAAGTCCAGCCGTTAGAAAATCAATGTTCGTGGGATCTTGGTTACTATGCAGGGAAATCAAAGCGGCCTCTTTCTGGCGCGTTTGATATCGCTCAAGCGCGAAAAACGCGAGGTATTACACAAGCGCAGCTCGCAAATATTATTGGCGTGGATCAAGCGCTTGTCTCCCGCTGGGAAAGCGGGAAAATATCCCCGAACGCAGAAAACTTGCAAAAATTAAAAGACGCTTTGGTATAAAAGGAGCCAGCTACCAAGAAAGTCTTGATAGCTGGCTTCCATTGCCCTTCCCGGTGCCCGATTACACCGAGGATTGATATTTGATTTTCTTTTGGACTTCCAGCACGATAACGCCGTCACCTTTTCGCCGCACTTCTGCGTTGTTACCGCGCTTCAAGATGGCTTCAATAGCCTGTACCATTTCATCACGGCTCATTGACTACCTCAATTTCTTTTGGGGCTACATCTATAAGCTCAACTTTTGCGCCATCATCACACAGAATTACAACCTGATACTTGATCACGCGTGCAATCTCGCGGGTGTAATCACGCATCACTCGCACATCTCCGTCAAGTTCAAGCACAATTCCTTCGTAACTTCTTGCTTTAATTCTCATACAGAACCTTCATCCTTTCCCGCTGCTCCGGCAGCCCCGCCGCCTTGCTGAATGCTTTGTACTTTGCGTTCAGGCGTCGTAGTTTGATATTTACGGCCTGTTCTTCGTCTGTCAGCCCTGAGGCGTTGTACGCTGTTTTCTCACGCTTGAGCTTGCGTATGGTGCGCTCCACCTTGCGCTGCTCCTGCGTGGCCTCGTATGCCGTATAGGTCTTTCCCTCAAACGTACAGCCCAGCCCATCGTCAATGTGGGCAAGCTGTTTGTCTGTGTAGGTGCGTTCGCTTACGCCCTCAACCCAAACGTTGCGGCGGTGGCGGCAGTTGGCTCCTTCCAGACCATCCACAGCACCCAGACCGCACACCTCGTAGATGTTCGGGTAGATGTCGCCGCTGCGGGTGGAATACACTTTGCCCTGCCACTCCTTGTGCGATGACCAGGGCGACCGCCCCTGCACATCACGCGCCCCGGCGTGGGCAGACACTTCATAATACGGCGTTTCCAGGTATTCCGCCGCTTGCTCCGTGTACTTACTGCACATCTGCGATACGCCTGTCATTACGGCGCGGCGTGCAGCTACGTCTACATGGTCACGGTGTCCGCTCTCATAGTCAATCACGCGCAGGCCGCCGCTTGCAAGCTGCCTAACTGCGTCTTTGATGGCTTGCCCATAAGAGATAGCCCCGCTCTCTACTTTCAACGTAGCAGCATCTAAAGCCCACTGGTACGCCTTTGCGGGGGGCAGCATCGTCCGCCCTGCGTCTACCAAAAATCCCATCGAAGCGGTGATGTTGCGGAACGCATCCTGCGTCTGCCGTTTGATGGCGTCAATGGTGGTTGCATCCACCAGCACGTCAGGCTGTGTTACACGGGCAAGGTCTATGACCTCGGTGTAATACTTTTGGTTGCGCTCCATTACATCGTCTATCAGCTCGTTCAGCTTTTTCTCGCTGATGCCGGTAGTCTGGCGTATGTCTTTCTCGATCTCTTTCAGATCGATGCCGTGTGACCGCAGCGCCTTGATGTCCTGCACCGTGGCCTCGTTCAGCTCGTCCCGCAGCTTCAGCCGGGAACATATCTCCATCAGCAGCGTGTCCTCAAGTCCACGGTATAGCTCTGCCAACTCTTCCGGCATGGCATCAAGTATTTCCGGCTGAAACGGATATTTCATTTGCTTTCCTCCGTTTCACAATATCGTCATAGTGCGGCTGAACGCGGATTACATTCCAATCGCATTCTTCCGGCACTTTCCCGTAGAATATCACCCATTCCGGTGAAAGCCGTTTCATCATTTCCTCGTAGCCGCGAAGAAACAGCCGTTTGCTTTCTTTATTCTGCTGTGTGCCAACCGAACTAACCGCCACTATTCCGCCGACAGGCTCGCCATCAAAGCACCAATCGTAACTATCCTCGTCACTCCATGAAATAGATGGGTATACCGTCATGCCGTGCATTTGCCAGTATGCTGACAACCAATGCTTGCGGTAATGGTTGTATATCTGCATCGCCAGCGGCATATCCGTGTATGTGGAGAAGTCCGGCGCGCACACCGCCGCAAACTGCGACAGTTTCGGAATGTATTTGTCCGGCGTGTTCCAATATCGGATGAATTGATAATCATCCACGAAGAAATGCACGACCTTGCTTTGCGTGTCTTTCGCGGTGTAATGATAATTCACGGGGATAAACTCGCCATGCGGGTATGCCTTGACCGGCTCAATCTGTGGAATGCCGTACTTGCCCACGCCGGGGAATGTGAACTTGTCGAGATTTTCAAAGTTAATCATAGTTAATCATAACTCTTCACGCACATTCCGCTGCTTGCGCCACGTCCGCCCATTATTTTCTCCTGCGCGGTTCTCTGCCGCGTTTAATTATCCGTTCTTCTTTGCTCGATTTTCCCTTTCTCAGGAGGCCGTCTTTGCCGATTGTCCCAGTAAAAACAGTTTTCCGTTCCACAATATCGTTTTTCTCTTCCGACTGCATTTTACCGCCGTGAACGTGAGCATAATTTCGCGTTTCTGTGTATGTATATTCCACAATTCCATCAGAGCGCAACTTAAATTTTGGCGCGGTTTTATGTGCATCTTCGGAGATGGCAGCGCTCATATTTCCCATAATCCTGCGCTGCTCTGATGTTGCCCGTCCAAGTCCGCCACCGGCTCCACCTCTACCGCCCATCACTCTACCTCCGTTTCTTCCTCGGTCGTCATGTCCTGCATCTTTGGCAGCGCCGCCTTTGCGGTTGCCTCGTCCTCGTTCATCCAGCGCATGCGGAACTCCCAATCGTTCATGATGCCCGCCTGCAAAAGTTGCATATCGCGGGAAAAGTCGGTTTGCTTGTCCTCAATGATGGAATCATCGAAGTCGATGGAGATTTCTACATTTTCGTCAAGCCCTGCGTTCATAGCGGTATTCCCGAGCCGGAGAAGCACCCTACACAGTTCCGTCAACACCTGTTCAAGAATGATTTCATGCTTCTTAATCGTGCGGAACATTGTAGAGTTTTCGCTGATGACCTGTGTGGCAGTTGCTACGCTTCCACCGTCAAAGCGGTAATAGGTCTCACCGAAGCCGCACTTGCTGGATAAAAGGTTCAGCTGGTCTTGCAGCCCGACATTGAGTTTGTCGGTACGAAGCTGCGGCGCGATAGGCGTTACCACATCTCCCTGATTTGTGTCCTCCTCCAGCAGATAAAAGCGCCGGTCGTGCGGATCAAGCGTCGGCTTGTCATCTTCCCAGCGCGCGGCGGGCATTTTCACCGCCAGCAGCATAGGCCCGTTCTCAAACTCGTTGACGTAGCAATCGTAAGCGCAATCCACGCCGCGAAGCACGTCAACGGCATTCGCAAACACAGGGATGCCCACAGGAAGCAGATAATCAAAGTTGTTGGCGATGTTGGGCCGGTCAATAACAAACTGGCGCTTGTCGCTGCCGGTGTACACCACAGGCGGGATGCGCTCAAAGCCCGGTACTTCGGTCAGCTTTACATCGGACAGGCTTTCGTTTTCGTAGCGATAAATGCTGTTCTCAATAATGTACTGGCCCTGCTCGTCCTTGCGATGGATTTGCAGATACAAATACGTTTTTCCCTGCACCGTCACCACACTGTCAAACGCACATTCAGTAATAAAGCCGTTACGCCACGCCAGAGGGAAAATGTGCTCAATTGTCACATAGTCCAACGCAATGCCGGATGCATCTCCGGGGATAGGCTCACCAGTGTCGCTAACGCTCTGGCCTACAACGCGAGGGATATAGGCTACTGTGCCCAGCGCTGACTTCATCTCCTGCATCTCGTTTGCTTTGACCGTGAAGTTGTTGCCGGTCAGGATGCGGTCAATGAATTCTTGCTCCGGTTTGCCCTCCAGCGTGATTTTGACTTTCTCATTCATCAGGAGGTTCGCCCAATCCTCGCAAACCTTTTTCCCCATCCCCAACGTCACACGGTCACAGTTTACCCAGTCATGACCGTTGTACCGCTTGTAACGATGAAACCCCTTTACATTCCCCTGATACCAGGACTTCCACACGCTTACTTGCGTATAAAACTCTTCCGGGATGGTCGTATAGCCTAACTGTTTCAGTTTATCAATTACCGTCATGCGATAACTCCCATTCTGCGGCTGACAGGCTCTAAGGCATACCGTGTCGCATCAATCAAATGGTTGTTAGCGTCCGGGTAGCCGCTGATAATGTCGCCATCTTTGTTTCTTTCGTACTCATAGCCCACAAACTCGTCGTAAGCGTGTGGGGTTCTCTTTCTGTCTATCACAATAGTGCGTCGCTGCAAAAACTTCATGCCGTACTCTACAGAGCCAGGGCCTTTGATGGCTTCAAAAGCTGGAAGCCGCATAGCGCGGAAGTCCGCAACGCTTTTTGGCTCAGCGCTGTCGCAAATAATGCGCGTATCGTTGTACCTCCGCTGCAATATCATTTTTGCGCTTTGCTCGTTGGACATTTTGTTTTGATAAATCTCGTCCAGCAAATAGATAGTTTCTCTTGCGCGGTCGTAGTAAAGCCGGATAAACGCAAACGGGTCAGGAAAATAGCCCCAGTCCACGCCTTGATACAGTTTGTCAAAACTCGCAACCTCTGCGTCAGTTATCTCACGCAGCTCCAGCCGGTCAAACACGTTACCGCCCGTGCCCACAGGAATACCCAAATACTCGTGCTGGTACGCTCTCTCATCCGTGGCTTTGAGATGTTCCGCCTCCGCTAAAAACTGCTCACCCAACCACTCTGGCGGGGCTTGCAAGTACGTTGACTTGTGGCACAGCCTGTCTGTGCGATCTTCCAAGCTGTCCTTGTTCGCCCAGTTATCGCGGCTTATCGGCGGGTTGTAGCTTTCAAAGTTCCAATACTTCGACCCGCCGCGCATTGTAGACTGTAAAATCGTTCGTATCTCAGCACGACCGGCAAACTGGTCTTTCTCTTCAAAGTGCGTCACGGCAATGTAGCCAAACGGCACCTTGATAGACTTGATCTTCATGGGGTCATCAGCGCCCCGGAACATAATCTTCTGCCCCGTCGGCTTATAAATCAGCTCCATCGGGGAAACCTTGGCTTCCCAATACGCCGCCATGCCCAGTTCACCGATTGCCCAGATATACTGCGCGTACACGCTGTCACGAATGGTATTTGCCACCTTACGCAGCACCAGCGCGTGTGTACCCGGATTGTTTATCAGCAGCAGGGGAACGAGTACAGACACAGTGGAGGACTTCAACGACCCGCGCCCGCCACTAAAATCGTAGTGCGTGTGACCGTGGTGGAAAACATCATGCGCCACGTCGTAGAACGCAGAACCGATTTTTTCAGACAGGCGGATGTCAGACATCAATTATCACCTTGACCCTCTCGCTGTCATCATTAGCGGTCTTTTCTTGTAGTAGCGTCCACTTGTCTATCAATGTCCCAATAGCAGTCGTGATCTGGCTGGGCGTTGCCTCTGCCAGCTTCGCCGGATCGTTCAGCACCGCCAGCCCCTTACCTATGATCTGACACACTACATCTCGCTGGCTATCCATATACGCCAAAACATCCGCCGTGTTCTCCTCTTTTTTCTGAACGAGTTTTTCCGCAATGTCCGCATTTGTCAGCACTATTTTTTTGACAGTATTCGCGGACACACCGTTGATTTTCGCTGTGGCGCAATAGTTGTTCGTCTGCACATAGTCCGCCAGTATTTTCTTTTTCTGCCGATCTGTCAGACGCGCAGCCATGTTATCACCTCGTTTTGTCTGACGCACCGGCCTCCCACCACTGGCCTTTGTCATTGGCACGTCTGTACCCGGCTTTCGCCTAACCTGAACCTATTGAGCTTTCTTTTGATTATGCTGCTGGCGCTCTACCAGCAGATCATTGGGGCGGCGATGTGGGTTTGAGCCACAACACGTTTACAGCATTGTCGCGCGCTGCTGCTTTCGTTTCTGCTATCTGCACGCCGCGTGTTGTTGGCAGACTATTTAGGACGCATCCCTTGCAGCGGTCTGCCAGCGCATCAGATAAAATGGACGTCCGTCTGCCCGCATGGGGCCTGCCATCTGTTGCCGCCTAGGAGGTGCGACCTCCCGCTCCCCGAAATGTGGGGTGGCATCGGCCTGCGGCATATTGCTCCCTCCGGGCGGAGCCGAAGCCCCGCCCATCAGGAAAAGAAGGGGGAAAAGAAAAAGAATGGAGATGCAGAGTTTGCCCCTGCACCCCCACATTATCACATCTTTTTTTGTTGTTGCATTTCATTGTGCAACATCACCTAATTTCTGCGTTTACATACGGCGCATACTCTTCTTTTATCGCGCATTCTTTCAGCGGGCAGTACCGGCAGTTTTTAGCAAAGGGGCACTCGCGCCTTTCTGCTCTGGATATACAGCGAGATACAGTGGATGTGCTTACTCCAAAATGCCGCGCAATCGTGCTCATGCGCCAGCCGCACTCAAAGTATAGCCTCAAGTATTCAACCGTCTGCTCTTTCACCCTACCACCTCCTCCGGGAAGAATGTCTCCCTCACCCCGCCGCACTCCGCCACGATGTACCGCCCCTTCGGATGCACATACACCACTGTGCCCTTGCGGACAGGAAAACGCTTTTCATCGTTGGCACCGGAACCGGGGTACTCGCTCGGCAGCGTCATAAACCGCGCCCGGATCATATCACCCTTTTGCATCGCCGCCTCCGCCTCCATAGAATGCGTCTATCTCAAGTTCGTGCCCTCTATACCCCGGCCCGCCATCACCAGGGGGCCATGTCGGTATGCTGTATCTGTATCTTTCTCCGTCTGGCTTTGTGCCCTCAAGGATTACACCTGGTCCAAGTTCTTTAATAGATATATCATCCATTGTCCGCGCCCTTCTTTCTCTCGCCATTAGCGCAATAAAAATCCCCCAAAACAACGCAGTCAACGCAGACACCATGCGAACACGTCAGTCCGCCTAAATCCTCCCAGCTATGCTTGCAGTCCTTGCAGCGCACCACTACTGCCACATCGTCCGGCGTTTTGACTTTTTTATCAATCACGGCCTGACATACCTTTTCAACCGCCTTTGCCCTCTCGTAATATTTGCTACCAAAAGTGATTTCGTTGTCGCCGTTGCCGTTTGTGTATTTTGCGTTCCACCAAGACATCACTTTTCACCCCTTCCGTCCATCTTTGCACCTTCCTCCAAAAAGGCAGAGACCCTCGCCGCGCAGGAGAGGCACAGTTGTTTCTCCGCAGAAAATAGTGTCTTAAATTTCACAACGCCATAGTGGTTGAAATCCAGGTTCACGCCGTCAACCTCGTAGTCAATCTCGCGCCCGCACATATCACAGAACACTTTAACCATCAACTATTCCCTCCGTCCATCTTCGCGCCGCAGTTGGGGCAGTAGTTGCGCTTGTGGTTGTTCCACATATCGCAACACGTTGATACATACCCCTCGGCAACAGGCGTTCCGCTTCGATAGTGCGTTACCCACCGCCCAAGCACCACCGGCGCAACGTCGGCGGCGGGGATTACGCTTACTCGTTTTGCTGCCTTTTCAAGCCGTTTTTTAATGCACTCACAGTCGGTGCTTCTGCTCATGGCCTCCAAAATGCCAACGGTGGCGTTTTTATCAATGTATTCAACCATTGTCAAAAATCCCCTCCCATACTTCTTCGTAACCAGTCTTTTCGTAGTCGATTTTCAGACGCTTTTCGCGGATCATGGCGTTCAGCGACCTGACACACGGACGTCCATACGTATTATCCTCACAATAGTCACACATACTGCCAAATCCACAGCACCCAAAAGAGCTACCACCATCTGCACTGTGCCGATTGCTCCATCTCTGGAAACCATTTTCCCACTTCCGTTTAGCTTTACCTGTGTTGTTACTTGATTGTTTCTCCGATGTGTCATATAACTGCATTTGGTCAGCCATTGTCAGCCCTCCTGTTCCATGCTTCGATTGCTTTTTCTTTGCTGGGCAGCCCAGATACTTTCATCTTCTTTGTGTGGAGGCCATCACCAGCCCTATATCTCCCACAACCGGCATCCCACCCAAAGTCTGCTCTATCGTAGGTATCGTACATATGGATAACGGTTGCACCTCCACCGCACTCAGGGCAGCGTTTCAATTCAGACATCGCACTTCCTCCACATAGAACCAGCTCTGGGGTGGGCGCTTGATCGTCACCGACTCCGAGCCAAATTTCGTTTCACGCAGACAAGTAAACTCGTCCAACCTCTTCGGCTTATCGTAGATATTCAGGTCGGAGATATGCCAGCCGTAGCCCTGGTAATGTTCAAGATAGTCGTGCAGCTCATCGTCTGTCATAGCCACACACAGGCCACACTTTTCTTCGGCAGCTTGCTTGTAAACGGATAGTCCCCCGGCCTTAAAAAGAAAATCCGTACTATCCTTGTCAATCTTGTAAATGCGGTCGCAGGTAAACTCTCCGATGACCTTGCCGTTTAAGAAATTGTCTTTCGTGTAATTTTCACACAGCATTAGTTCTATGCTGTAGCCGTGTTTAATGCCCTGCTCTGGGTGGCGATACAATTCATCGCTGTTCAGCACATGACAACCACAGATGGTCTGATACCTGACACTTGCTTGCGTGCAGTAGATATAGCACTTGAACGGTGGTTCCAGCTTCGGGCGGCTCTTTCGCACCTCAATGGTCTTTTCGCCGCTACAAATCTTCTCGCACCACTTCGGGCGAATGCTTATCATCACGGCCTTGCTCATGCCTTTTCCTCCTTCCACGGCGTATCCATCACTCCACCTCCTGCATCCAGAACTCGCGGCGGCAATCACTGCACTTTTTCAACGAATGGCATTCTGCTAAACATGAAATGTGAAAGTCAAACCTTTTTGGGCAAAAAGTCAACACCCCATCATCCGCAGGGCGCGCATTCGGCCACTGCTCCAGAAACACATCTTGCCGCGTCTTGCGCGGATGTGCAGCGGACCACTCCTCAACCTCACGGACAATTTCTTCTGCTGACTTTTCATGTCGATAAATCAAAGACGGCGCTTGCCTTTCTACTTCGTACATCCTGTCTCGCTCTTTAATAAAATTCACAGCGTCCATTTACTTCTCCCTCCATTTACACCCGTCACAGGCGCCCTCGTGTGCTTGTTTGTACTTCCCACAGTATTGGCATAGCTCGTTGATGAGGTCTTTCCTGTCTGCGCCCAGCTTCATGTTGCTGTCAAACAGCGTTTCATTGATGGCGGCGTACTGCTCGGCGGTGTTCTTTGCACCCTGCAATTCTTCTTTAAGCCGCAAAATCTTGTTTGTTTTCGACACAGCCACATCAAGCAATTCCTTGATGTCTCCCGGCGTCAGCCCCGTGTCCTCGTAGGCGGCAAGGCGGCTCCACACCTCTTCTTCCCACTTGCAATTCATGGCGCAGTTTCCGCCAACTTCGATGCATTCGGGGCCGCAAAAATGTGTGCAACAGATACCGTTTTCGTGCGATGTTTGCTTGCTATGCGCCGTCAGTCGTTCCACCACTCCGCCTCCTCCTTCACCGCCACAGCCTTTGCCAGCTGTGCCATGCCCTGCTTCATGTCCTCTATCTGCTTATCCCGCCGTGCAATGGCGTCCTTCAAACTGTCGTTGGCTTTCATCAGTGCATCGATGTGCCGCTGCTGGTTCTCGATCAGGTCAGCGGCGGCAACATTTTTCTTTGTGCAGCAGTCGCCCAGTTCGTCGCTCGTTTTGAAAAACGCGCAGGTTGTACTGCACTCAAATTCGCCATCAATGTCTGCGCAGCACCGTAGCGCGGTCACGATCTCATCTCTTGTCATGTCATCCACCCCTTATCCCAGCTCGCACGTCATCATGCCACCTTCGCAAATGTCCACGATGTGTTCGCACAATTCTTTGGGGATAATAGATCGTTCTATACTCCCCTTTAACCCCTGCGTCCCTGTCTTTGCCCCTCTCGGCGCAGCCACATGGCACAGATCCCCGTTGTGACATGGCGGCTTAAACCCCGGATCTGGGTGATTTGTCCATATGTCCGTCGGCTTCATTCGCGTATCTCCGTACTGGCAGTACGTGACCGTATACCGCGGCAAGCCCTGCATCCACGTCATTTTCCGCATGCCGCCCCTCGGGTTCTCGATAAACCAATACACGGGTGACAACGCCAAGATCAACCGAAGAACGTGCTGGTCTACCTTGTCGCAGAACTTCGCATAATCGCTTACAGGGTCAAGGTTCCCTGTTTCTTCATTTTTGCGCCGGTGGTGGCTTATCGCCGCAATGCTGAATGTCGTGCAATCCGGGCTTGCCCATATCACGTCCGGTCTGCCAAACTCCCGGATAATGTCAGCGGCTGTAACAGTCATAATATCTGCGTACAAGTCGATGTTTTCAAACCGCTTGTCCCATTCGATGGAAAACACTTCGTGCCCACGCGCTTCAAACGCTTTGCCAATACTCCGTGTCCCTGCAAATAACTCCAAAACTTTCATATCAATCTCCAAACACAACGCCGCACTCATCCTTCAACACGTCCTTGATGTGCTTGCGCTTGATGCGGCCCTCGTTGATCTCCTCCGCCAGTTTCTCCAGGCACTCATACAGATACGCGATGCTCTGCGTGTCACGGCTGTCCGCCGTCTCCTCTTGGACGTGCCAGCCGCATTTGTCCATCAGCACCATTGCCACCATGTCCATGTTCTCCCGTGTGCCTTGCAGCTTGCCCCGCATGAAGATGCGGTCGTCTCTGCTCAAATGCTGCTTGCCCATGTCATACCTCCCGTATAGCAAACCCGTACCTACTGCGGAACAGCTTTGCTTTCATGGCATACTCTCGGGTACGCATCCCCTTCACGTCCTCCACCACCGGCAACCAGTACCGCTGGCCGTAGCTGTCAGGAGCCGTTCTGCGCTCGTACACGAAGTCCGCGATGTAGTCGATACTTTTCACCCGGTCGCCCTCAAACGTCGTGTACGCCTCTTGCAAGCAGTACCGCACCTGCAATTTCAGCCCCCGTATCTCCCCGGCCTTTTGCAACAGCATCAGCGCGTCGTAGCGCTCTGCCTCCTTCTTGCTGTCGAAGGTCAGCTTCCCGCGCTTTGTCTTCTGCGCCTTGTATTTCCCCGGTTTCCACATCTTCTCCATGACCTGCTTCTGCGCCGCAGGACTAAGCCGCGCCAGATCGTTACTCATCAGGCCCATTCAGTTTTCCTCTTTTCTCCAGCCCTCGTTTGTTCATCGTGTACTGCGCCTCATGGACGCTGCGCATCTCTCCGCAGCGTTCGCACTTGCCGCCCAGTGTCCGCCGCCACCTGGGGGCGAAGATGTACTCGCCCTCCATGTCCCGGATGCACTGTCCGCACAGCTTCGCCGTGGCGATCTTCCAGATGCCGTTATCCATGCAGCACCGCCTTCGCCTCGTCCCACGTTATGCCGTGTTCTCGTGCGTACCGTGAAATACGCCCCAGCCCGCCGTGGTCAACGTTGATATGCCGCCGCATCCACGCCGCTTCCTTCTCACTGCCACGGCTCACATTACCGGGCAACGCCTTTGCGCTTGCAAGCTCCGTGACACGCTGTTTCACCTGCCCAACCACCGGGGGGAACCCCTTGCTGTCGGACGCGATAAACGCCTTTACAGCCGCCGCTACAGCGTTGTAGTTGTCCTCGGAAAACATATCCGTCCACAGTGCTACAACGCCCTCGGCGTCCCTGCGCGTCATGTCCTTGTAGAAGTTTGGGTACGTTGCTTTCAGCACCGCCATGATCTTCAACGTTTCGTCCCTTGTCATAGCCTATCCTCCAGCATCTCCAGAAACACGTTGCCGCTGCCCTTTTCCTGCGGTCGGCGCTCGTCCTTCCACCTGGTCTCCCAGCTCCGCACGGCGGCTTTCCAGTCCTTCATGTGGTTTTTCCCCACCATCCAGCCCTTTTGCTCGTAAAAGGCTACAAAGCGTTCTGCGTTGACGTGATACCCCTGCGCCTGCACATAGGCGGACACATCATCAACGGATGGCGGTGTGAAGCGCGCTGCGCGTGTATCACTCACACCGTTAGGTGGGAGTGAATTATCTTTGGTTTTGTCTTTGGTTTTGGTTTTGTCTTTGGTTTGGTACGTTTCGTATACGGTCGTATTCGTTCGTATACCATCGTATACGGTCGTACCATCCTGACGTGCATATCGTTTTTCTATGTTGCGTTGGTTCTTTGCGCATCGCTCGTCATACGCTGCTTTCGCCCTGTTTATATCGTCCGCAATGAAATCAAATGCGATCGACTCCCGTCCCGTAAGTTCCTCCGTCTCTCCGGTCTCGCCATATTCCAGCAAAGCCCGTACAAGCCGGCCTACCTCTTGATCTGAAAGTTTCTCTAATTTCTTGCGATAACTGTAATAAAAGGGAATGTACTCAAGAGCCACTATGCGCCACCTCTCACTCCGTAGGCATCGCGCCTATGACGTATACCCCGCGCTCTTTGTCCAGCTCATATTGTACGTTGTAGTCCGTCAGGCCGCGCGTCACCAGCTTCGCGGGTATCTCCAGGTGATAGCCCCACAGCACGCCGCAGTCCTCGCGCTTTTCGCCAAACTGTACGGCGCAGGCGGCGTAGTGAGCGTCTACCATGTCACTAAAGGCTTTAATAGCCTCGTCCGCATCCGCCAGCCGTTCCCGCTGCCGCTGTACCACGTTCTGCAGATGCGTGTTCTGCCTGCGCAATGCCTTGATCTCTTCCTGCATCTTGCCCATTCACGTCACCCCCTTAGAAAGGTAAATCTGACATGTCGTCCTCGTCCAGCTCCACGAACTGGCTCTTGCCGTCCGTCCGAGGAAACGTGCCCTGCGCGTCCGTGTCCTTCCGGCTGTCGCCAAAATACATATTGTCCGCCACGATCTCGGCGCTTCTGCGGTTGTTGCCGTTCTTGTCCTGCCAGTCACGCATCTGCAGCCGACCCTCCACCACCGCCATGCGGCCTTTGGTGAAATACTTGGAAGCAAACTCCGCCGTGCCGCGCCACGCCACAATGTCGATGAAGTCCGTGTCCTTGCTCCCGTCTGCGTTCTTAAAGTCCCGGTCTACCGCCAGTGCAAAGCTGGCAACGGCGGTACCGTTATTGGTTCGCCGCAACTCAGGATCCCGTGTCAATCTACCCATGACAAAAATCTTGTTCAGCATATCAAATCTCCTTATAAGTAGCTTTTTCCAAATTCTCTTCGAAAGTCATCTTCCGTCCAGCCCTGTTCCTGCATGGCCTTGAGCTGTCCGTACCGCTGAAGCTGCCTCATAGTCGTTGCGTTGTTGTGTACGGCACGCCTGCCGAATATGTGGCACCGGTTATGGCACAGGTACACCACCAGGCCGTACTTCTCGCTTTTCTTCCGGTTTGCCGTGCCAGGGAATATGTGGTGGCGATCCAGCGGGTCCGCCCCGCCGGTCGCCCCGCACAAAAAGCATCTCTTACTCTCCATGCGCTTCCTCCGTCCCGTCCCACTCGTACTCCGGGCAGCTGTGGATGGCGTAGCTGTGCATAATGCCCGCCTTGCGGCCTCCCTTTTTCTTCGCCGTGGGCGTGGCGTCCCATCCGGGCACCGGCTCCGGGTCCTTCATCGACCAGCTGCAATCGCCGTAGCACTTCCTGCACGTCCAGCAGGGCTGTATGTGCAGCTTGTTCATGCGCTCACCTCTCCCCACCGGCTCACCAGCGCGTCCAGCTCTGCCGGAGTCATCGTCTCAATACCTACCGCCTTACAGTCCTCCACAATGGCGTCTATCAGGCGCGACATCTGCTCCGTGTCGTAGGTGCTGCTGCCGTACCATACCGTCACGTTCACGCAGCCCTTTAGCTTGCTTACGCCCTTGTCGGCCATCCAGCCCAGACCGTTACGCTCCCAGCCCTTGCAGAACGCATCCGCGGCCTTTTCCTGCAGGCACAGCACCTCGCTCACGCCGCCTATGTTCCGTATCTCCTGCCGGTACACCTCTTGCTTGGAGATGCCGTAGTGTGCCGCCAGTCTGTCCAGCAGCACCCAGCAATAGGCGTTGGCGTCCAGGCTCCGGCCTTTGCCCTTGATGGTCACGTTGTACTCCTTGCCGGGCTTCATGGCGTCGCACACGTCCATCGCGGTCTGCGGCGACTTCACACGCAGCGCCAGCCACGCGCCATCACTGTCCTGCTGCCACCGTGCGCCATCGACTGTCACCTGCTGCATAATTCTTCCTCCTGCGGCCAATGCCCTGTTCGTAGGCATTTTGCCAAATACCTAAGACGAGGTAGGTAACACCCCTCGACCCAATCCGCGTCATAATCAACCTTGTGCTGTGTCAACCTGTTTTCGTCTATTGGCAGGAAAAAATTAAACAATTCGTCTTCTGTAACGCGGTATGCCACGATCCTGCAAAATTTTCTCTTTCGAAACAATCCACAACCGCTGGCAAACATCTCCACCTGGCACTGCTGCCAATACGCTTTCGTAACCTTGAACACAAGTTTGCTGTGCGTTTTCACTTCGGTAATGAGTTGTCTGCTTTCCCCGTCATAGTTCACGCGCAAACGTAGCGAACGAATGCGTATCTGCCTGTCTCGTGTCTTTACACGCAGCGCATCAAGTATCTTGTGCTCGTAAGCCGTGCCACACTGCATTGCCGGCGTAATAAACCCGTCCTTCCTGACCCCCAGCTTCACCAGCCACCATCTTCGAAACGTATCTGTATTCCAGTTCCCCATGATGGTGGCGGTGTCGCTTGCGCCAAACCACCCGCTTCTGTCGTGGTTTCGTATCATAGCTTACTCACAGCCTTTTCAAGCGCGTCCAGCTTTGCAAAATAGCCCATCAACTGCACAAACTGTTTTTCGTTGATCCCAAGTCCCCGAAGCAGGTCGTTGTGGTCAAGCCCGTTTCGTTCTTTCATGGTGATTAGCCTTTCCAGTCTCTCCTTTATGGCAAAGATACTGTGACGGCTCAAATCGTCCTCACCATCGTCTCCGTCACCTTCTGCCCAAAGATCAAACCCAAGTCCGGTGCGAACGGCAACGCCCTTAACGAAAGCTCTCGCCAGCGCGTTGTTTATGCGAAGCTGGTTCAACGTATCCTCATATACCACAAGGGATCCGTTCAACAGGGGCATGTCGTAGGAAAACTCCAAATCGTCAATGTGGATTTCAACAGACACAAACCAGCATTCTGTAATCCTTCCTTTACTGGTAGTAATTTTGGCCTGCGGCCACAGGTATGTATTCGTTTCCGGGCACCTCCGAGGGGCATACCACACGCTGGATGCTCCGTTTTCATGGAGCAACTTGGCGCACTTTGCCCAACTCAAATAAGGGACCTTGATAACATTACCCTTCTCGTCCTTTGCGTCGCGCAAATCGCAAAACGGCTTTACATCCACCTGTATTAACTCGTCAAAAGATTTCAGCATTATTCTTCCGCCTTTCCCACATACTCACTGCCGCAATATGGGCATTTGTATTCTGTCATTTCCTCACCGAACTCGCCGTCCGGGTAATGTTTGTAGGTACACATAGCCGGGTCTTCAAACTCCGCACCACAATCATCACAGATGTACAAACCGCCGGTGTCTATGCGCTCCCATCTTTTCTTTTTAACTCGCATCATACCGGCCTCCCAGCCGCTTTCAGCACTTCCCGCATAGGCTTCCGCGCCTTGAGGATAGACTTAGCCCGCGCCGTCTCCCGCCTGTATTGCCTCCACAGGTCGCTCAGCTCGTCGCTCTGGTAGTACCCGTCCCCATCGTTGCAGATCATCACGCCCTGCGTCTTTGCCTCGGCCACGGCCTTTCGCATCTTCCTGTCGGTGGTGTGCAGCGCCGCCGCCAGGTCTTCCCGGCTGATGGCGTTCCTGCGCCCCTTGGGGATCAGACCGGCGATGCGCTCTGTCTCCGCCGTCCGCATGGGCAATTCGGCTTTCTCGTCCTCGCCGAACAGATACGCCCTGCTGGCCCGCAGCGCCGCCTCCAGCGCCTCGGTGACTTCCTCCGTGGGCAGGCACACGCCGTTTTCAAACCGGCTCACCATGCTCACGTCCATCCGTGCGTCTGCCAGCTTCAGAATTCCGCTGACCGACTCCTGCGTCAGCCCCAGCTCCAACCGCCTCTCTTTCAATCGGTTCATCACTGCACCTCCGACCACTGGCCATCCTTAACGGTGTACCACACGCCCGGTTTCAGCGTTTCCCCATCCACGATGCCAGACAAAATGGCAGCGATCTCTCCGTTATTTCTGCGCTCTACGCAGACAATAGCGTTGCCGATATCGCCCATAACGCGGCAAAAAAAGCCGGTTGTCATAGCCACACAGTATTTGCCGGTGGCGGATGCTGCGCCACTATCGCCGGTGGCGGATGCTGCGCCCCTCTCGCCGGTGGCGGATGCTGCGCCCCTCCAGCCGGTGGCGGATGCTGCGCCCCTCCAGCCGGTGGCGGATGCTGCGCCCCTCCAGCCGGT